CTAACGAGCAAGTTGGTAGAAGACGAAGAGACGACTACACTGATGGCGCTGTTCGTATACCGGTAAACTCAGCAAACCCATAGGAGAAAAATTATGGCAATAACATCGGCAATTTGTACAAGTTTTAAACAAGAACTTTTAGTTGGCACACACAACTTTACAGCTACAAGTGGAAACACTTTCAAGATAGCTTTATACACAAGTTCTGCATCTTTAGGTGCTGGAACTACAGCTTATTCAACATCAAACGAAATTACAAACTCATCTGGAACTGCATACACTGCAGGTGGGGCAACTCTTACAAGTGTAACGCCGACAACTTCTGGAACAACTGCATTTTGTGATTTTGCAGACGTAAGTTTTTCATCAGCTTCTTTTACAGCTAATGGTGCGTTAATATACAATGACACACAATCTGATAAAGCTGTTGCAGTTATAGCATTTGGTGGTGATAAAACTGTAACAAGTGGAACTTTTACTATTCAGTTTCCAACAGCAGACGCAACCGACGCAATCATTAGATTAGCATAAGGAGGCCTTCCTTATGGCATCAACCTGGGGCACAAATTCTTGGGGTGACAACTCCTGGGGTAGTAATTTATTAACAATAATACCAACAGGTCAATCTATAACATCCAATGTGGGAACAGTGGAAGCTTTTCCTTTTACAGGATGGGGTAGACAACAATACGGAAACTCTGGTTGGGGAGTTGAATATTCTGTTGCTCCATCTGGTGTATCCATAACATCAAATTTAGGAACAGTAACAGCTGCTCAATTTATAACACCAGAATTAACAGGACTTTCTATAACATCCTCTGTTGGATCTATAACACCTGCAGATGTAATTGGTGTATCTGGTCGATCAATAACTTCTACACTAGGTAGTCTCGCAAGTGTTGGAACGTTAGTTGGTTGGGGTAGAAATGGTTGGGGCGAAGAGCCTTATGGAGACTCTGTTAACAAAGTTGTAGTTCTCGCTTTAGGATCACAGATAACATCAGGTGTAGGATCAATTAGTCCTGCAGATGTGATGGGATTAACAGGAGTTTCTTCAACTTCTAGTGTTGGATCTCCTACAATAATAGGTAATGTTTCTTTTAGCTTAACAGGAGTTTCTGCCACAGCTAGTCTAGGTTCTGTTGAAATTGAAAGTAGTCCACTTGTAACTCCAACAGGAGTTTCTGCAACGGCCTCTGTAGGATCTATAACACCTGCAGATGTCATGGGTCTAACGGGAGTTTCTGCCACAGCATCAGTTGGTAGTATTGAAATTAATTCAAGTCCAATTATAATTCCAACAGGTTTTTCAATAACATCATCAGTAGGATCTATAACACCTGCTGATGTCATGGGTCTAACAGGAGTTTCTGCAACATTTAATGTAGGATCAATAGCACCTGCTGACGTAGTTGGTTTATCTAGTCAATCAATAACTGTATCTGTCGCTGAATTTGGAACTGCAACTGGCTTTGGAATTCAAGGATATTCTAACGTTGACACTGGTTCAAATTCATCGTATACAAATGTTGCAACTGGATCAAATACAAGTTATAGTGACGCTGCATAGGAGAAAAAAATATGGCATCAAGTTATTCATCTGATTTAAAGATAGAACTAATGGCTACCGGTGAAAACGCTGGTACATGGGGAACAAAAACAAACACAAATTTAAACCTGGTACAACAAGCGGTTGCAGGTTATGAAGAAATTGCTGTAGCGTCATCTGACGTTGCACTTGCTATGTCTGATGGAACAATCTCTAATGCTAGAAATGCTACGATAAAATTAACTGGAACTTTGGCGGCTAATAGAACAGTTACATGTCCAGATAGCATTGAAAAAGTTTACAATATTATAGATGGAACTGATCACGCAGGTTATACATTAACTTTTAAAACTGCGTCTGGTTCAGGTGTACTTTTATGTGAAGGAAATTGTTATGTTCTTTACGCTGATGGAACAAATGTTGTTAAAGCAAATGAATACAGAAAATGGAGAACCGTTTCAGCGGCTGAAACAGTTCAAGCAGGTGCAAAATTATTTGTAGAAACAAATGGTGGAGCTGTAACAATTACATTACCTGCATCACCTGCAATTGGTGATGAGGTACATTTTGTAGATTCAAGATATACTTTTGACACTAACGCGTTGACTGTTGGTAGAAATAGTTCTAAAATAGCAAATGCATCCTCGGACTTAGTAGTAAATACTGAAGGTGCAGCTTTTGGATTAGTTTATTCTGGTTCAAACGTAGGATGGACTTACACGGAGAAATAATATGTCAAATTACGAAGCAACAAAATACGACTTTACAGGATCAAACCTTACAGGTATCGAAGGTACGGCTACAGGAACTATTCTTCCATGGTCCTCTTCTTCAGTGCCAACAGGATTTTTAGAGTGTGATGGAGCAGCTGTATCAAGATCAACTTACTCTGATTTGTTTGGAGTTATAAGCACAACTTATGGAGTTGGAGATGGTTCTTCAACTTTTAATTTACCAAATTTAGCTGATAACGTCCCTATGGGTAAATCTGGAACTAAAGCTTTAGCGTCAACAGGTGGAGCAAATACAGTAGCTGCTTCAGGTACAGTAGGTGGATCAACAGCAAATGCTACTTTATCAACAGCTCAACTAGCCTCTCACGGACACAGCATGACTGGTCCTAATGATATTACTTCTAATACTCCTGTTCAAATTAGGGGGTGCCAAGGAGGCGGTAGTAGAACTTTTAACACTAACAATGCAGGTAGTGGTCAAGGACACTCTCACAATATGAGTGCTACTTTTAGTGGAACTGCTACTTCAGTTATACAACCTTATTTAACACTACTTTATATAATAAAAACTTAGGAGGAATTATGGCAACAAATTCAAATTGGACAGTGGTATTCGAAGATAAATCAATAATTAAAAATTGTGATGAATTTGCTGATCCAAATGATGGTAGAGGATATATAATTGATGATGAAGCTTTTTGGGCAGACTCTGTTTTTTCAAATATCTGGGCTATTCAAGCAGGAGCTGATAATCCTTCTGATGAAGTAGAACACAGAGACGACACCCCTCATTGTTCTTTAGCTGATGAAGGAATTGATATTCAACAATTTATTGATAAATGGGATGCAGCTCATTTAGTTCAATTACAAGAAGATTGGGATGCAGATTCTAGAGAAGAATCTGAAAAAGGTCCAAGACCTACATCTTATTCATCTTAATCTAAACACATATATTATATTTAAAAGTTAAAACCATTCTTAGATCATTTACGTCTCGTCTAACTTCTCTAGCACAATGTTCTATACTTCCATTAAAAACTATTATTCTTCCAGGTTTTGGAAGAATACTTTTTAATATATCTTGATTATTATTATCATAAAAAACAGTTTCTCCTGCGAAGTTAAAATTCCAAAAATTATTTAAATAGTACATAACTGTAACACCACCCTTTGAATTTAAATCGTCATAATAATCTACATGCGATTCATGAACAGTTCCATAAGGATTAGCACTAGCGTATGTTCTTTCTGGTTTTAATAAATCAAATATATGCATGTCTTTTAATATGCTCTCAGTTTGTTTTTTTAATTTTTTTTCTATTTTATTTTTAAATCTTAATTTGTAATTAAATTTTCTCCATTTATTGTTATCTTTACCTGAACCTATAAATTTCCAAGACACCAGATCCCTAAAATAAAAATAATTTGTATCAATTTCTTGTTTATCTATGTAGTCATCAAAAATTAAAATCATGTCATGATCTAACTTATTAGCAAGAGAAATTATTCTTGTATTTTTATTTTGATTTCTGTCATTATTGTATTGATAAACTAAGGACTCAGCTTTAGATCCTATTAAATTTTTAATAATAGATCTGTCTGTTTCTATTTTTTGTGTAAAACTTTCATTACCGTAAATAGAATGAAATAAACCTGCATAACATATATCTTCATTACATTTCCATTTTCTAAGTTTATTATAAACATTTATTAAATGTTGAAAAAGATTTTTATTATAATGTGGAACTTCTTGAGTTTTTTTAGAAATTAAATAATTAATACATTTAATATATTTATTCACCGTAACATCATCCATGAAGTTAAGATATATTTTTTACCTGATAAAGGTGGATTTCCTCTGTGTAGATAAGGAAAAGCAGCTGGCCAGATAACTATTCTACCTGTTTTAGATTGCACTCTCTTTGAGAAATGAAGAAACTCTGTTTCTCCACCTTCATCAACATCGTTTAAATAAATACTAAAAACAAAAGCTCTAGGTTCATTATCAAATCCTTTACCATGTTCAAGATGCCAAACATGATACCCCTCTGTTGGCAAAGTTTTTTGAATTTTTAAAGAAGTAAAATA